CCAGTGGCGCCATTTACGACGAAGAGCGTAACGTGGTGCACATCCACGAGGACAAGATCGATTTGTTGTCTGAATTGCTTGAGTCGGACAGCGCACCGGTATTGTTATTTTACAACTTTAAGCATTCTTTAGATCGCATCCGCAGGGCGTTTCCAGACGCCAAGATGGTGGACGACAACAGCATCGCACAGTGGAAAGCCGGTAAATTAAAAATGTTAATCGGTCACCCGCAGTCGATAGGTGAAGGCTTAAACCTACAAAACAACACGTCAGACGTCGCGCATGTGATTTGGTTTGATTTGTTTTTTAGCTCGACGTTGTACGAACAGGGCAACGCACGAGTGGCCAGACAAGGGCAGACATCGCCTGTAATGATTCACCACATGATCGCCAAGAATACTGTGGACGAGCACGTAATCAAAGTGTTGGAAAAAAAGATTGAGCTACAAAACATCCTGATTGAGGCGCTTAAAATGTAACCCATAGGCCACATATTTTGCATAAAACGTTGATAATGTAACTTGTAAGTTACATTATGAGGATGTTTTTAAAACTTCTAAGTATGAAAAACAACATTTTTACTAACATCTATGTGTGTTAAGTGATACCGGAAACACAATGAACAAAATACTCGTATACAAACTGAACTGTGTAAACCCCAGACTGTCGGATGAGGAGCCCGATCCACTGGAGCAGGATGACTCAGATTTGGACGGATCGCACCATTCTTTGGAGGGATGGCTGCCATGGACGTCAGACGATCTTTTGGATATTGAGCGCATCATAGCGACAAGGTTACCAAAAAAACAGCGCTTCATTCTTGAAGCGTTTTTAGAGGGTAAATCGCACAACGTACTTGGTGTGACTGAAAAGTATTTTCGGTACCATTTTATGAAAGCAGTCGAAACCATCAAAAAGGAATTGAAGTTATGACAAACGTTAAACTGGTCTGGGCAACCGCAGACGGGGAACAATTGATTGCCAAAATGGCAAGAGTATCGAACCCCGAGAATCAAGACAACCCCGAGTACGCCAAGCTAATAAAGTACCTGATTAAAAACCAACACTGGAGCCCATTGGAAATGGTCAACGTGTGCATGGAGATTAATGTCACGAGAGACATTGCGCGTCAAATTCTACGCCATCGAAGTTTTAGCTTCCAAGAGTTTTCGCAAAGGTACGCAGAGGTGCAAAGATTTGCCGTAAGTGAAGCACGTTTTCAAGATCAAAAAAATAGACAAAACAGTTTGCCCGCAGAAGATCCTGCGTTGCATCGGTGGTGGTCAAACGCCCAAGATAGAATTGTGACCGACGCGCATGACTTTTATGACATCGCATTGAAAAAAGGAATTGCCAAAGAAGTGGCACGCAAGATTTTGCCAGAGGGGTTGACCATGTCAAAAATGTACATGAACGGCACCCTACGATCGTGGATCCACTACATTCAGTTGCGTTGCCATGAGGCAACACAAAAAGAGCACAGAGAAGTAGCAGAGTTGTGTCGTGGTATAATTACAGACCTTTACCCCAACGTTATGGAGGTTGTATGAAAACATTAGAAGAGTACATCGAACAGCGAACACCAATCATGCCATCATACGTGATGTCAAATGGTCAACCTGATGACGCCGTCAACCACCCCAAGCATTACACCAAACACCCATCAGGTGTTGAGTGCATTCAGATCACCGAGCATATGGGGTTTAACCTTGGCAATGCGGTGAAATATGTTTGGCGTGCAGATTTAAAAAATGACGCGCTTGAGGATCTGAAGAAAGCGCGGTGGTATATCGATCGTGAAATCCAAAAAAGGGAAAAGACGAAATGAAATACTTCAGCGAACTGACGGAGCTTGAAAGTCGAAGCATAGAGCTTGAAACACACATAGCATTGTTCAATGGGTTTGCTCAAGGTATGGAGGCGCTAGACTCTGAAACTGCAGCGTCAGGAATCCATGCAATATTGGATTTGCTGATGCAGGATAGTAAGAATATAGACAACGCGCACCAACAATTATTTTCAGCCATTCGGGAAGACACGTATGACAAGCCAAAACGAAAAAAGTAGATTTGATTTTGAACAAGAGATATTGAACGCATGGGGCACTTGCGAAGACTTGAAACTGTTTATCAGAATGAAATTTGACCGTAAAGACGTAATGACAGAAGACGAAGAAGCTAATCTCTTGATTGGCCTTGTTGACCTACACAATCTTCGTATGCAACAGGTGTGGGAAACTATGGAAACGCTTATTAAATATGGGAAACTATTATGATTAAATTTGAATTTTCTATTGAACAAATTAACACTTTGATAAATGCATTGAATCAACCAATGCAAGTCGGGTCAGTCACGTTAGTTGGTTTAATTAACATGATTCACGAACAGGCAGCGCCTCAAATACCTAAAGAAAAGGAGGTTGTAGAAGATGGCGAGTGACCTGTTAAACAAGCTTATGGGCAATGCAGGGCTGTCCAACAAAGAGAACGTCGAGAAAGCCCGCATGGAGCTTGCAGGGGCAATTACTCGCGTGGTGATCAATGAGGCGCTCAGTGAGGCCAAAATGCGAGCTCAGGAGCGCGACAAAATGATTATTAAGCCTCAGGGCGAGAAGCCTTAGGGTTTGGTATAAGTAGATATAGGGGAGTACGACACGCTGGGAAGCGCTCGGAAACCCCACCCTACAACAAAAGTCTGTATAGGCTAAGAGAATAAAAATATGACAGTCAGCAAATACAATCCAGAAATGATCGGAACCATGGTTGAAATGGGTAAACAAGGCGCGTCCCAAAAAATGATCTGGAGTGAGCTAGGCATTAACAAATCTACAGCGGAAGCATGGAAGAAAAAGCACGCAGACTTTGCCGACGCCTTGGATCTGGCCTTGGTGCATAGTCAGGCGTATTGGGAACGATTAATGTTGGCCAACGCGGAAAACAAGAACTTCAACACACGTATGGTTGAGGTGGCCGTTCGTGGTCAATTCCAACAAGACTACCGCGAACGTCTGGACGTCAAACAAGAGGTCAAGAGCGAAGTAACCATTGATTTTAACTCTGCAGTTAACGACTTAATTAGCACGCTTAAAAAGGCCGCGGATAACGCTTAATTATATTTTGTGGTGAGTTTGTCTCCGTATCGGAAACGAAATGAACGTAAAAGGGCGGATTATTTCCGCCCTTTTCTATTGAAAAATAAATATATTTAAAACACGAAGAATTTGTCTGTTTTTTGGCATAAGTAGGTTTACGATAAACAGTCTTAACAGGTAAACCGAATGACAGCCCACGCCCTACTCAGCGCCTCATCATCCAAGCGATGGTTGCTATGCACACCAGCACCAAGACTTGAAGCAACCCTCCCCGAACAAAAGCGTGGTGCAAGCCAGTTTGACTTTTCGGCCGAGGGCACTACCGCACACGAGCTTGGCGAGGCAAAACTTAGGCTTGCGTACAACCAAATCAAACAACCTGACTTTGACAAGATTTATGAAAAGATTAAAGCCTCAAAGTATTACAACGAGGATTTTGAACATTACGTGGATAATTACGTGTTGTATGTACGTAGTCAGATTGGCGAAGGTGACCGACCACTGTTTGAACAGAGGGTAGACTTTTCTGAATGGGTAAACGACGGGTTTGGTACCGCAGACGTTATCATCTTGTCCAAAAACAAGGTGCGGGTAATCGACCTTAAATTTGGCAAAGGAATCTCCGTCTCCGCAATAGACAACCCTCAGTTACGACTATACGCACTTGGGGCGTACTCAAAATTCAAGGAAGAGTTTCCTGATATAAAAGAAGTTGAGTACACAATTCACCAACCTCGTTTAGATAGCATCAGCACCGACAGCACGACCATAGAGAAGCTTTTAGACTGGGCAGTGTACTACGTCAAGCCAAAAGCCAAGAAAGCGTGGGCAGGGCTTGGTGAGTTTATCCCAAGCGAAGAGGGGTGCCAGTTTTGTCGTGCCAAGGCCACATGCCGAGCGCGGGCAGATTATGTTAATGATCTGGCCAAGCTTGAGTTTAGGCCGGCGCCACTGTTAAACGAAGAAGAGATTGAAAAAGTGTTAACTCGATCTAGCATGCTAGTGACTTGGGCAAACGACATAAAAGATTTTGCGCTTCAACGAGCAGTTAACAGCAGCGTGTTGCCAAAAGGATACACACTGACTACGACCAAAACACACCGCAAAATCACGGATCACACACTGGCCGCGCACATCCTGTTGGAAAAAGGATACAAGCGTGAAGATATTTATGAGGTACCAAGTCTTAAATCTGTGGCACAACTTGAAAAACTTGGTGCCAAGAACGAAGTAAATGGTATACTGGGTGATCTTATTCAGAGGCCGGAAGGCTCTCTAAAACTAGTAAAAAACAACAACGCAGGAGATTTTGAATGAGCTCTTGGTTAATTGCAACAATCGGCGTGGTATACTTATTTGTGGCTATTGATTTGTTCATCAAAGGTCAAGTCGGGCTAGGTATTGCTTTTATTGGATACGCACTTGGCAATGTTGGTTTATACTTGGTATCAAAATAGTTTTTACGGGCAGACGATTCAGCCCCGATTGAAGTCTGAATCACAACGTTAAAAAGGCTCTAAAATGACTCAAGCATCGAAAGTTAAAGTGGTAACCGGCAAAGTACGTTTCAGCTACGCTAACGTATTTGTACCTAAGGCATCTGTGGAAGGTGGAACACCAAAGTATTCGGTTTCTATCATTATTCCTAAGTCGGACACAGAAACAGTCGAGAAGCTTAAAAAAGCATTTGAAGAATGTAAGGCCGCGTCTGCAGGCTATTTTGGTGGTGTTGTGCCAAAAGGTCTTAAAGG